ACTGTACGGGCGTGTCGCCCAATGAGTCTGACCATGTGTTCTCCCATGTATCGGGATAACAGAGGGTTTGTACTTCGTAGGTCATTTTGTTTGCTTCCTTTTCCAAAGTTCGTAGTTTTGTTTTAAGCACCATTCATCGCCGGTTTTGGGCGTGTAGTTCTCCCATTTTTTAACGTACGCGGCGCGCTGGGCGTCTGTTTTGGGTTCGTAATAAAACTCAGGCGCGCTCTTGCCAAAATATTTATCGTGCCAAGGGTCGTTCATATTTCCTCCACCGTGGTGTCTGTCCATTCGCCCGTGTGCAAGTAGTCGCCCTCATCGCGCTGGAGCATGCCAAGGGCGATATTCTCGGCCTCAGTTTGATCTTTCGCCTCCACGGTGTAATTGGCCCATGTTTCGTATTTGAAACAAACTTCAAACGTTTTCATAAAGTCTCCTTTTGTACATAAGTGCGTGAGGTTTCGTCATAAACCATGACGGGGCCGATAGCGTGGTCAGTCATTTCCCAGCCCAGCTTTTCATAAGCGGCGTAAGCGGCCTCGTAAGTGGCATAAGTGCCAACAACCTGCCCAGTTTCTTTATGGATTATTTCGTGAGGTTTCATAAGTTGCTCCATTGGTTTGCCATAGCGTTTGCCATGCCTTTAAAAAATTTACTTCGGTTTTTCGCGTCATCGCCCCTTTTTGCTGCGCCCAGCGTTTTGCCGCCTAATTTGCGGCTTGTCCCCGATGGACAAAAAGGAACAATGCCCTCAGTCACAATGTCAGACGGCACAAGCGGCGGTAAGCCCTTAAGCCATAACAAAGTTTTTTTGGTATACGGCTCGCCAAACATCCACGGCTGAATTGTTTGCGTCTCCGTAGGCAAGCCCACAATGTTTAGCGGCTTTGGGTTTTCCACACATATGCGAGGAATGGGCGCGTTAAATAAGGCCATAAAGAATTCTTTGGCCTCCATTGCCTTTGCAAGCCTCTCAGGGTCAACAACCCCCTTTTGAGGGTACATCCGGCACGCTCCCGCGTTTGACATGAAAGTGCATGGCGGGTGAGCGATCATTAAATCCCAGCCGTGATCTATTATGTCCATGACGTTGCATTGGTAGTGATCGCCCAGCGGCGACTCACTAGGCAAAATGTCGCACGATGCGGCGTAATGCCCAGCCCTGATAAAAGCATCCCTGACCGTGCCGGAATACTCGCAAGCAATTAAGACTCGCACGCTGTCACCTCCTCACATTGCCCGCATTGACCATCAAACTGTGAAGCGTATTGCTCCATCATGGCGTACTCTTTAAACTCCCACTCCTCGCCGCATTCAGGGCATGAGTACACCCAGAACACATCAAAGCCAATAGAGCAAGCCACAGCCCCCGCCCAATCCTCAGACCACACCCAGACATTGCCTGAGTTTTGATTGACACCCGCCATAGTGTGTCGGTCAACTTTCAAGCCCGCCTTGCGGATGGCTTGCAAACAGTCGGTCAGGCGGTCAATGTCCGCGCCTTGGAAATTTTTAAAAAGATCAGTCATGTTATTTCACCAAAATGTCAAAGTAGGCCAATGCGCCCACGGTTAAAAGTAGGCCAATAACCACGGCGGTGAGAATGTCATACAGTTTGTTCATGCGGTTTCTCCAATGATTGAGGGTGAATCGGTGCAAATACATACGATGTATTGACTGTTATCTAACGCGCACGCAATGAGATTGCGCCCAGTATATGTAAAACTGTCAACGCGCATAGCGCGCCCTTGCACTTGAATAATTTGCCCGATCTTGTACTGGGCTTTGGGAATGAATGCGAATCTCATACTGTTTGCCCCACATATTTAGCGAGGCGCGCTTGCGCCGTTGACAGTTTCTTAGCGCGAAAGCGTTCCACGATCGCGCCGTTGTTCCAGATAACCCATTGGTTTTGGGCAGACCAAAAAGTGAGTGTGTACCAGTTCATATGCTTGCCTTTACTGTAGTTGAGTGTTTACCGGCGTTTTGTCGCGCGGTGAATGTATTGTAAAAGAATTCTTTGCATTGTCAACACCTTTTTGCAAATATTTGTGGTTATGCAAAAGTTGCATAAAGTGTGTGTGGTTGTGTGCGCGTGTGTGTGGCGTAAACGTGCCTCAATGACCTACGCTCAAAGCCTTGTTGCATATAGAAAATATCTTATTGTGTGTTGTTGTGAGTAGTGTTTTGTAACTACTCAAAAAAAATATGTGTGTGTAAGTTAGGTGTAAGTACACCGTTTGGCGCGCGCTTGAAAGTGCCGCTCACAGCTACCCACACCACCCACAAACCGAAAACACAAAGTTCGCTACTTTTCCGCGTGGGTCATGGTGAGTCATGCAAAAGTCATGGCCCACATTGACCCACACATGTGCCGCGTGACTTGCAAACCATGACTCACAATGACCCACACGTGTGCCGCGTGACTTGGTGCAAAAACCATGACGCACAATGACCCGCAGCTAAAACCCTACTGGCAGCAAGGGCATTTTTGGCCAAGGGGGAGGGGGTAGGGCCGAGCGCAAAGGGCCAGCAAAAACGTAGTGTTCACGAACAATTTTTATTTTTAGATTTTTTGTTGTAAACTCACAACCACTCGCAAACGCGCAGGAGAACACATGTTCCATTCGATTCCATTTACACCGCGCAAGGTCGAAGCGACAGAATCGCGCTTGAAGGCGGTATATGACGCGGCCAAGCTAGGCCTCAAGGGCGACGCACTAGCGCTCGCCGCAGGCATGCTGCCTATTGAATACAGACAACTCACGCAACTTGATCCCGTGGTGGAACTCGCCGCGCAGAAGGGCAAAGCTGACGGAGAGATCGAACTCTCCCAAGTCATGCACCAAGCCGCGCTCAACGGCGACGCCAAGGCAGCGTTAGAAATCCTCAAGCATCAACACGGCTGGGTGGCCAAGCAGGCCATATCTGTCGAGGTGGATCAGCGCATATCAATCACTGGCGCGCTGGCCGAAGCAACCAAGCGAGCTTTGGATGTCATTGATGTCGAAGTAATCGAGACCCAAATAAATGCAATCGACCATATACAGCGCTGAAGACGAACAGGAACTCATGGCGCGTCTGTGGGCGCCAGCGATCAAGGACAACCCCTTGGCGTTTGTGATGTTCGCGTTTCCTTGGGGGCAACCTGGCACACCGCTGGAACATTTCAAAGGCCCACGCAAATGGCAGCGCGAGGTCTTGACGCATATTGCTGACCACATCGCCCAGAACAAAGGCCAACTAGACTTCAACACCCTACGCCACGCCGTGTCATCTGGCCGTGGTATTGGTAAGTCGGCACTGGTCAGTTGGATCACGATTTGGATGCTCTCAACCCGCATCGGCTCGACGACCATCATCTCGGCCAACAGTGAGTCGCAACTCCGGTCAGTCACATGGGCCGAGATTACCAAGTGGCTGGCGATGGCGCTTAACAGCCACTGGTTTGAGGTGTCGGCAACTAGGCTGATGCCAGCCAAGTGGCTCACGGAATTAGTCGAGCGTGATCTTAAGAAAGGCACACGTTACTGGGGCGTCGAGGGGCGGCTGTGGTCAGCCGAGAATCCCGACGCTTACGCGGGTGTCCACAACTTCGACGGTGTGCTAGTGGTGTTCGACGAGGCGTCTGGTATTGACGACAGCATCTGGGCGGTCACGTCTGGCTTCTTTACTGAGAACACGCCTAACCGCTTCTGGATGGCGTTTTCTAACCCACGGCGCAACACTGGGTACTTCTACGAAGCGTTTAACAGCAAGCGGGAGTTCTGGACAACTAAGGTAGTGGACGCCAGAACAGTCGAAGGGACGGACAAACAGGTCTACCAGCAGATCATTGACGAATATGGTGCTGATTCGTCACAAGCGCACGTTGAGGTGTACGGTCAGTTTCCGTCCGAGGGCGACGATCAGTTCATATCGGCAAGTTTAGTAGACGAGGCGATGAAACGGCCTAAGTATCAGGATGCCAGCGCCCCAATAGTAATTGGCGTAGACCCAGCGCGCTTTGGCGCGGATGCAACAGTTATCGCCGTGCGCCAAGGGCGGGACATTATTGCCATTCAGCGACATAGAGGCGACGACACCATGACTGTGGTTGGCCATGTGATCGAGGCGATTGAGGAATACAAGCCCGCGCTGGTTGTGATCGACGAAGGCGGTCTGGGTGCAGGCATTGTGGATCGCTTGAAAGAGCAACGCTACAAGGTCAAGGGCATCAACTTCGGTAATAAGTCCATGAACCCCATCATGTATGGCAATAAAAGGGCCGAAATGTGGGGCAAAATGAAGGATTGGTTGAAAACTGCTTCAATCCCGCTTGACAGGTTTCTTAAAACTGATTTAATTTCGCCTATGATGAAGCCCGACTCCAAAGGGACTATCTTTTTGGAGTCGAAAAAGGACATGAAGGCA